TCCTTATCAAAATCAGCTAGTAAGCGACGGTAACGAGCAACGTCAACAGTAACTTTTTCGTATTGTGACTGATAATCATCCTTGTCTAAATCGAGTTTTTTACGCGCTTGTATCGCAGCAGATTGTGCTTGCCAATAGTAGCATGAAAAATCAAAATCACCATTTAAAATGCGATCTTTTAACGGAGCGCGTTTACCCAATGGCACACCAGGTTGAGAGTGAGTACGCCACCACATAAACTTATTATAGTTGAGTGGTTTGAGTTTAGATAGTTCTTTATCGACAACCTCTTCGGGTTGAGTAATAAATGTATCTAAAAAGCAATTAAAAGGCATCCTCGATTGTTCCTGGTTTATTTTTTAATATTTCACGTAAGGTACGAAGAGAGGAGTGGTTAACCAACTCCTCTGCTTGCATCTTATTAACCCAGTTTGGCTTCGATTTCGGCTTTGCGTTCTGCCAACGCTTTGAATTCTGATACCACATCTACTTGTTTGGGGTTTTCGGGATGGTAACTGTAAAGCTCATCCATGATTTGAATAACTGATATTAGTTCGTCTAGCAATTGCATTTGTTCCTTCTGGTCCATAACTTGATTTTTTATTTGGATAAATATACGAAAGCCCTTACGGGCTTCCAAATTTTAAAAATATGTTTTTGTATTTCCGTCTAAATAATCTCGCAATTTTTTCTTTCGCCAAGACGAGATACCTGAATTATTCAATAGTTTATCGTCCTCTAGTTTGATTGGTTCGGGTTCTGGATTGTCTGGTTGTTGTTCTTTTTCTAAACCATCCATTAAGGTTACATCCCAATCCTTTAATTCTTCTAATTCTTTTTCAGTATAGATATCACTTCCTTCATTATCGTATAAACCCTCTTCTTCTTGAATTTTAGTAAGTTCATTTAAAGCATCATAGGTATTAACTACTTTCTTCATATCCTCTATTTGTTCCTCTAATGGAATATCTTTATACATGTCATATCCTTCTTTAGAACGTAGTTGATTAAAAGCAAAGTTTGCTGCTATAACTAGAGCGATTGCTAAAGGATCAAATACAAAGATGATTATTAAAAGAAGCCAGTTAATAATCCGGTTCATCTCTACCCCAGTTAATTCTGAAAGGTATTTAAGTGGGCCCAATTCACTAGCTGCTTCACTATTCACTCGAGTTTCTAGAATTTTTGTTTCAAGAGAAAATATAGAATCGTTTACAACATCTAGTTTAGTGGCTAGTCTTTCGTTTTCTTTAGCTGTTGATTCAATATTTCGGATGGCTGAATTGTTTGTTCTAACTACTAGATTACCATTTTTATCTGTAAATTGGGTAGTTGAACCTTTAGATAGTGTACCCCTAAGTTCATTGTTTGATTTTCTATCTGCTAAAAGATTGTCTCTTGTTTCCTCGTATAATACCTTTTTAGTTTCCAAAGCAGTGATTTGTTGAGTTACGATACCTTCTTTATTAGCTGTTTCCTGGTACGCCCCAGATAAAAAACCATAGATACCTGCTGAGGTGATCAATATGAGTATACAAGTTGCTACTGCTAAGTATGCTCTTAAACCCTTATTTAAGGAATCCCAGTATTGGTAAAGCAGGGAAGCAATTACAAGTTTAGCTACCTCAAGTGAAGAAGCCATGATAATGACCTCAAGTGATGCCCCAGCAAAAAGTTTGCTAAGGCCACTAACTGAATAGAAAGCAGCAGAAGCAGATACTGACAGGGCAGATAATGCTATTAAAAGCGGAAATATTTTATTCTTTAGGTTCTTCATCTCTTATACCTTTATGTTTATCTATTTTATCCAAGATTTGGTTTAATAGACTCATTTGGATAAATCCAGCCATAGATGCATTTTTAAGTGCACTTATAAGCTGGAACACCATAAAAGGTACTACAATTACTTCACTAAGCCAAGCTGTACCAGCAAAGCCTTGTTCAACCATTAAAATAACTGTTAAAATAACTAACCACGCAACGGTGTTTCTTAGTACTTTAATTGCTTTACGAGTTTGAAATCCTTCTCTTCTAGTACCAGCAATCATACCAAAGATACCATCTAAAAACATTACTCCCACTATAGCTAGATACTGATCAGAATTTGCCATTGTTAGATTCATAAAATATGAACACATAAAGGTTACACCTGCGGTAAATGACGTGATAGCTAGTAGTGGGAGGCTTAGTTTCATAGTAGTTTATTTAACGTATTCGTAATACTTTTTAGTTTTGGCGTTTCTGTCTTCTAAACCATGAGTACCACCATTGATACGTTTTGTAAGTTCTAAGATAGCAGCATCGTTGATACCCTTATCGCAAATTGTCCATAGCTTATTTCTTTCAAAGAAGAACATTGCTGATTCAAAAGCATACTTTGTAGCAACTGTATCTGGGTTTTTTAAAACTTCATCATTACCTAAGTACTTAGCAAATGCTTCGTAGTTGGCTTTACCTGTTAATTGTAGAGCTCCTCTACCTCTAAACTTCCAACCATCACCAGATGCTTCATCACCGTTACCCATTCTAGAGGCATAAACACGGTTAGCGATTTTTTCAGGTTGGCGAGCATAAGATTCTTCTAGAGTACCTGGGAAATACTTTCCAAAGATACCTTGCAGACCCTGAGCTGAGTAATTTAAATTTTCTGAGAAGGCTTTAAAACCACCTGTCTCGTGAGCTGTTTGAGCAAAGAAGTGTGCTGCTCTTACTGGAGTTAGTTTATAAAACTCCATTGCTTTTTTCATTGTACCTGGACCGAATGCGCCGTCTGCACCTACTCCGATCTTCTCTTGTAAACTTTTTAAGCTCATAATTATTCTCCTTTTTTATTTCCACCAAAAATCTTACCTGCTTCAGCAATACCGAAAGCACCAAGAGTAATGATTACAAATGAATTAAAAATTGTATCACTGATTACAAGATGATTACCCATAATGCCTGTTACTACGTCAGCTCCGGCAAAAATTGCCATAACTGTAAATGATAAAAACCCTACGATAGTTTTTTCGTTAAAATCACTCTTGTCTTTGAAAATATCTGAAAATGCCATAATTTAAATTTAAGTTAGTTAAATACAACTATTGGATAAAACATTTGTTATAAATATAAAAAAGAATATAAAATATCCTTTCTATATATTTTAAGTTTTTTTATCTTCTTGTGTTGCATATTTAATACCCATAATTGTGCCTACAATTGAAAATGCATTCGTTAAAAGTACGCTAAACATGTTACTCCAGGTTGAACCAATTATTTGAGTATCTCTATCATTAAGTATTGCAAATGAGTACATAATAGTGGTAATAAACCCAACACTCATGATTACAAATAGAGCTGATTTAACAATAGTTTTAATTAGTTCATTTTGGCTTTTTTTTATAGTTGCATCTAAGTCTTCTAGTGCATTATTTTTTTCTATTTCTATTGATAATTTAAGTTTATTTGAATTATCTAATTCAACCTGTAAATTTTTAGAAAGTTCTTCTACTTGCTTTTTAATAGTAATCGTATCAGTAATGTCAGTAGCAATTTTCATTACTTTTTTACAAGTTCCATCGTTGCTAATTATGGGATTATAGGATGCTTTTAAATAAATAGAAGAACCATCTACTCTCATCCTTTCATATTCACCCTCAAAAAATTTACCACTTTTTAGCTTTTGCCAAAATCCTTTATATTCTTCGGATTTAGCATACTCATAACCTACAAAAATACTATGGTGCTTCCCAACAATTTTATCTAAATCGTTTTTGTTATACCCCATTGTTTCTAAAAATATGGAGTTTGCATCTAGTATATAACCATCACAATCAAAATATATAATAGCATTACTTTTATTTATTGCACTAATTGCATTTTTTGCTATTACAGTTGTAGTAATATCAGAAGCAACCTTCATTACCTTAGTTACAACACCATTTTCATCAAGTATTGGATTATAAGTTGCCTGGAGATAGATAATGTTTCCGTTTGCTTTTATTCTTTCAAATTCACCTTCGTGAAATTTACCTTCTCCTAATTTTTTCCAAAACTTTTTATATTCTTCTGATTGTGCGTATTCAGGAGCAACAAAAATACTGTGATGCTGACCAACAACTTTTTCATGTTCGTCCTCCTTATAACCCATTGTTGTTAAAAAGATAGAATTCACTCCAAGAATAAAACCATTAAGATCAAAATAAATAAGAGCGTTGCTACGATTAATAGCCTCTATTCTACTTAATAACTCTTCTTTGGATAAGTTTTTCATTATTTTTCTTTATAAGATTTAATAAATTCAAAACTTTTGGGTCTATTATAAATATAAAAAAGGGCATACAAGATGCCCTTAAAAGTTTATATAAAAAATGTAATTATTTACTAGCTTTTGGCTTACGTGGAGTTTTTGGTTTAACTGTTTTAACTACGTCTTTAGTTTCTTTAGCTACTACCTTAACAGCTTTAACTACATCAGCTACTTCTTTTTTGACTTCAACTACTTTAGCTTCAATTTTTTCATCTACTGTAGTTTGTCCTAGTAACCAGTTCCAAAGTTTTTTTAAAAATTCCATTATTTATATTATTTGTTATTGTTATACATATTACTACCCATCGCAAGAAACGCAATCTACGGTACGAGATCCAAGATCTCCCTTAATTACTGAATCAGTACGCAGATAGTAAAGTGTTTTGATCCCTAGCTTCCATGCCTCTATGTGAACTTGGTTAATCCATTTTGGTGAATCGGTTGGGTCAAACGATACATTAAGTGATTGAGTTTGGTCAATATAGCGTTGGCGAGCCGCTGCTTGTTGAACTAAAGCTAATTGGTTAATTTCAGGGAAAGTTAAAAATACTTCTTTATCTTCGTCACTCAATATTGAACTAGGTAAATTTTGTACTGAACCATTATCTGCTAGAATTTGGTCCCATACTTTACTTACATTATGTCCTTTAGATTCAAGTAATGCCTCTAATTCTGGATTTTTAACAATAAATGTTCCTTTAGCACCATTGAAAACGTAAACGTTTGCTGGTTGTGGTTCAATACCTGCTGAACATGAATTGATGCGTGAGTTAGAAACAGTAGGAGCAATTGCTAATAAGTGTGTGTTTCTTGTACCTGTTCCTTTACACCAAAGTGGCTCACCATATTCAACTGCCATTTTACGAGAAGCAGCTTCGGCTTGTGTTTTGATTTGGCTAAAAATTGTATGTGTCCAAGCAGTTGAAGCAATTGAGTTAAATGGTAAATTCTTCTGTTGTAGAAAAGTATGCCAACCCATTACCCCTAATCCTAGCGCTCTACCTTTTTTGGCATGGCGGTGAGATCTAATCATAGATTCTTTACCATTAGTTTTCTGGATGAATTCTTCCATTACACCATCTAAAAAATAGATAGATGTTTCTACCAAGTCAGTATCTTTCCACTCATCATACTTGGCTAAATTAAGAGAGGATAAACAGCAAATAAAGGAGTGTTCTTCATCTGTATGGAGTGTAATTTCAGTACAAATATTAGTCATTGAAACATCAAGATTATTCATACGATATGCTAAAGGATTATCTTTATTGATATTGTCCTTAAACATAATGTATGGTTCTCCGGTCTCTACACGTGATTTAAGCACCTCTAACCAAAGTGACATAGCATCGCTGTCGCGATCATTTAAGCGCTTCATAAACGCATCATCAACAACTACACATTGGTGTAAGTTAAGACATTGACGGTTAGGATCACCTTTAGGTCTACGAATTTGAAGAAACTCATGAATATCTTTGTGATTGATATCTAAGTTTACGGATGCAGCTCCTCGTCTAACAGAACCTTGGTTAGTGGCAATGATAGTGGAGTCATAGATTTTAGCCCATGGTACAACTCCTTCTGATCTACCGTTTCCTGTGATAGAAGCACCTCTTGGTCGAATTCGGCTAAGCGAGATTCCAACTCCTCCCCCGTAGGAAGTAAGGCGCATAAGTTCAGCGTTAGTAAGTCCAATTCCTCGGACACTATCTGGGGTATCAATCCCAAAGCAAGAAATAGGCAACCCACGATCAGTTCCAGTATTGCTAAGTACGGGGCTAGCCAAACCAATCCATCCATTCCAAATGTATTTAAAAAATTTATTCTCTAATTCAGGGCGGTTTAAACGCAACGCCACAGCGTGAGCTACTCTTCGGTAGGCTTTTTTAGGTGTTTCACCTGGTAGTAAGTATCCTCTAGAGATAGTACTAAGAGCTACTTCGTCAAAAAA